CAAATCATGGGCAAAACTTAGCATCGGACAAATGGCTGAGGCACTTGCAAAGCATATTAGCGAAACTGGTGAAACATTTGCTAACTTGACAACCGAAGAAGTATGCAAGTAAAAAACATTCAACTTTACAAAGGTATTGACTTTAATAGCTACCAAGCTAAAGAAGGTCATTCATACAGTTCAATCAAGAACTCAGACTCCGAAGCATTTAAGCAGACCTTTAAAATGCAGCTAGGTACTGAGGTACATAACTACTTGTTAGAACCTAAGACTTACCAGCATGAACGCAGGGAGTTGATTGTGCCGATTGCACAAGCTGCTTACGATGTCATAGGGCAAGTTTTGCCATTCCTTGATACTGAACTTAGTGTAACTGCTGACTTTGAACATGAAGGCTTTACAATGGCTTATCGTGGTCGTGTTGACATGGTGCGCAGTGGTAAAGTTGTAGTGGATCTAAAGATTAGCGAAATGCCATTGAGCAAGTCAATATCATACTTCGGTTATGATAAGCAACTTACTGGCTATTGCTTGGCTACTATGTGCAAGGTTGGAATCATTATCAGAGTGAATCCAAAAACTCGACATACTGAGCGCGTAGTAATTAAGCAGAACGTTGAATGGTGGGAACAAAAAGTTTTAGAATTAGGAATACCGACAGAATTTTATTAATTATTAAAAAGTAAACAAAATGAAAGACAAAAAAAAACTAGTAGAAGAAATTTCTATTTTAGCTAATTGTAAAGAATTAGATCATATTGGTTCATATTATGAATGTTTTGACATCGCAATTAAAATTATGGCATTGGAAGAACAAAGGAAAACTAATGTACATCTAGCAAATATTGGACATTATTTAAAAATATCAAACATAAATTTTAACAAACAAAAACAACAATTATGATTGTAATGGACATCTGCCTTTCAGACATCCCTGAGTGGAGTAGAAAGAAAGCTAACAATGGTAAAATCTATGCAAAGTTTTGCTTAGTAGAACGTAAAGAGAAAGACAAGTTTGACAACACACACACAGTGTACATGAATCCAACTAAGGAGCAACGCGAAGCGAAGCAAGACAAATCGTATGTTGGGAATGGTAAAGAACTTGTATTTAATGCGCCTGCACCAGTGCAACAAGATGCGCCAAGACCCAATGACATGGAATCACTTCCATTTTAATCTTAACCAACAAGGCTGGGCAATACGGCTCAGCCTTAAATAACAACAACAACATGAACTATAACGAATTTTTAGAAAGCAAAAAAAAGACAATAATCCAAAGCGGATTTGATATCAACCAAGATCAACTTAATTACAATTTATTCCCATTTCAGAAGTTTATTGTTCAAAGATCATTGAAGGCTGGCAAGTATGCAATATTTGCGGATTGCGGATTAGGTAAAACATTGATGCAATTAACATGGGCAGAGCAAGTGGTAAGGCAAACAAATAAGCCAGTGTTAATACTTGCACCATTGGCAGTTGTTGGACAAACTAAGCAGGAAGGTTTGAAGTTTGGAATTAACATGAATAACATTTCAGTTTACAATTACGAACAAATAAACAATTTAGACTGCTCAATTTATAGCGGTATTGTACTTGATGAATCTTCCATCTTGAAAAACTATGAAGGTGAAACAAAGAAGTTGATTATTGATAACTTTAAATTTACTCCTTACAAGTTAGCTTGTACCGCTACACCTTCACCTAACGATCCGATGGAACTTGGCAATCATTCTGAGTTTTTAGACATTATGAGCAGAAATGAGATGCTTGCCATGTACTTTGTGCATGATGGCGGTGAAACTGCTAAATGGAGATTGAAAGGGCATGCAGTAAAGTTGTTTTATCAATTTATTGGAACTTGGGCAATAATGCTTAACAAGCCACAAGACATCGGATTTGAAATGACTGGGTATTCTTTGCCTGAATTAAAGCTAATTGAAAAACAAATAATAACTGCCAATAGAGATAATGGGCAATTATTCAATGATGCTATAATTTCAGCTACTAACTTCAATCAAGAATTAAGACTTACCAAATTAGAAAGACTTGAAGAAGTTGTAAACATCATTAAAAATAATCCAAGTGAAAACTACATTATTTGGATAAAACAAAATGAAGAAGGCGAAGCATTAAAAAAGTTATTACCTGAAGCAGTAGAAGTTAAAGGTGCAGATTCTAACGAATGGAAGGAATCTAAATTACTTGGATTTGCAAATAATGAATTTCGAATATTGATTACAAAAACTAAGATTGCATCTTTCGGGATGAATTATCAAAATTGCAGAAATCAAATATTTGCATCATTAGACTTTTCATTTGAAGGATTATACCAAGCTATTAGAAGATCATATCGTTTCGGTCAAAAAGAAATAGTTAATATCTATTTGATTACAACCGATACAATGGCAAACGTTAAACAAGCAATAGATAATAAACAAAAACAATTTGAGATTATGCAAGACGAAATGAGCAAAGCAATAAATGCAAACTTAAACAACGAAATGATGAAAACAACATCATACAATGTTGATGAAGTTAACAATGAATTTTACAATATTCAGCGTGGTGATTGTGTAGAATTGATTAAAAATGTACATGATGAATCAGTAGGGTTTTCTATATTCTCTCCTCCATTTGCAGAACTTTATACATATTCTAATCACATTGAGGATATGGGCAATAGTTCAGACTATAATCAGTTTTTAAAGCAATTCTCATTTTTGATTAAAGAACTTTATAGGGTTGTTCAATCAGGCAGAAATGTTGCAGTACATTGCATGGACTTGCCAATTCAGAAAGGAAAGCATGGTTTTATAGGATTAAGAGATTTTAGCGGATTAATTTTAAAAGCATTTGAAGAATCAGGATTTATCTATCATTCAAGGGTTACTATTTGGAAAGATCCAGTAGTTGAAATGCAAAGGACCAAAGCACTCGGATTACTTCATAAGCAAGTAAAGAAGGATTCTACAATGAGCAGAGTTGGAATACCTGATTATTTAATGATCTTTAGAAAAGATGGAGAAAGAAGTAATCCAGTAACAAGCACTGATATACCAGTTGATTTGTGGCAGAAATACGCATCACCAGTTTGGATGGATATTAACTACGGAAATACTTTACAAGGATTTAGAAACGGAAGGGATGCAAACGATGAAAAACATATTTGTCCTTTACAACTTGAAACGATTGAAAGAGCAATACATTTATACACCAACGTAAATGATACAGTATTCACTCCTTTCATGGGTATCGGTTCTGAAGTATTTCAAGCAGTTAAAATGAATCGTAAAGGCATAGGATTTGAACTTAAGGAATCTTATTACGACCTTGCTAAAAAGAATCTTCAATCACTTTTAGAAACTAAAAAACAAACAACCCTATTCTAATGCGTTCATCCATAGTTCAAGCAATACAACATCTTAAGCAAGCCGAGGAGTTCATGAATGACTTTATCAGGCAAGCACCAAACACAAGAGGATCAGTCATCTTTGATGGTTATTCACGTAAGGTAAAATGGATTCTTAGAGATATTCTTACCTTCCCCTACTTCACCGATGATGTGAGGTTGGGGATTAGAACCGAGATTGAATCAGATGCCTTCGCAGTTGAAGCAATTCACGATAAGATTCCACTATTGAATCCTGAACAAAGAGCAATGTTAGAAGAATTAGTGGAAGATATGGTGGCAGGAAAAACTATTGAGATAAAAATAAAAACACAATAACAATGGCACAACAAACATCAGTAGAATGGTTATTTGAAACAATGGCAAAAACTCCAATAACTGAGTGGTACAATGTTTTACAACAAGCAAAAGAAATGGAATACAATCAAATTGTAAACGCATATCTTCAAAGTCGTCCTAAAGGTAATATAGTTAAATGCCTTAAAACATGGGATAACGCTGATGAATATTACAACAAAACTTATAAGAATGACAAACAAACAACGCTATAATTTAGCCCATCTGCACTGGCAAGAAATTACATACCCATCAGCATTCAAAGCAGGATTTACACATGATCCGCCAATGCCAGTTGTTACTAAGGCAAACGGACTGACTAACTTTATTTGTAACTACCTTAACTGGAGCGGACATCGTGCAACGCGCATAAATGTATCAGGTCGCAAAGTTAAGGACAAATGGATAAGGTCCACAACCAGGAAAGGAACTGCGGATATATCAGCCACAATTAATGGCAAATCAGTAATGATTGAAATCAAGATTGGTAGGGACAAACCATCCCTAGATCAGTTAGCAGAACAAATCAAAGAGCGCAACGCTGGTGGTATTTATGAATTTATAAGTTCAGTTGATGAGTTTTTTATGTTATATGATAATTTGTTGTAAATTTGCAAAGATGTGTAGGAGCATCAATTATAACTTTTTACCCCCGAGATTTGTATGGCAACTCCTACTGCCTACGAATCGAAGGGGTTCTTTTATTTTATGAAATTAGAAATGAAATTTAGATTTACAGCTGATGAACAAGCATGTCTTTACATTTTAAAAGAAAAATTAAAAAAAGATGTTAATTTAAGAAACAAATGCGATTCAGCAGTTTTAATTCCTTTGTTTGAAAGATTTATTGAGCAATCTATGAATGCAACATTACTTGATCCGTTTATAAATAATGAACTATGAACATAAACATATTCAAAGAACTTATTAAAATAGGGTTAAAGCCTTTACCTATCAAGTGGGATTCAAGCAGTAAAGTAGCATCTAGTCATATAATTCATCATTCTACAATTTTAGAATCTGAATGGAACGAAACTACTATTGAACAATGGATTGATTTAATCGAGAACTCAAACGGAATTGCTCTTAAACTATTTGCGCCATTTGGTACGATTGACTTTGATACTAAGAACGAAGATGGAACTGTTTCCTTTAATGATTGGTTTAACATCATTGAATCTACAAACGCTGATGTCCTTAGAAAGGTTTGCATTGAATCAACAAGAAACAAAGGATTTCACGTTTATATTAAATATCCTAAACTTACGCACAAAATAACTTTAGCAGCAAGTGAATCAGGAAAAGAAGTTATCGCAGTTTACACTGGCGGCTTATTGTCTTATTGCAGTCCTACACCTGGCTATGATATGTTCCATAATTCATTTGAAGATTTGGAAGAACTAACTGATGATGAATACGATTTGTTAATAAGCACTGCAAGTTTATTCAATAAGTACAAGGAAGAAATAAACAACACGTTTCACCCAGTTGAATATCCTCAACAATATGAAAACAGTTGTTTATTGTTTGACAAAGAAATAACTGATGAAGCGTTCGAGGAAATGCTGAACCAAATGAGTTTATTTGAATCAAAGGAATTTAGGCATAAAGCAAAGGATAAATTTACTGCTTACTTACGCAGAGGTTCACTTACTAACTACTCGGCAAAGGTTTACTTTAGTTCACGCAAAGTTTTGTTATTTACAACATCATTGCAAGGATATCCAAGTTGGGCAGACGGCAAAGGTAATGGTGATAGGTCTTGGGTTTTAACACCATCAAGAATAATTTATTATAAAAATTCTAAAGATTGGAAGAAAACAATAGATGAAATTCAATGTATAGCTGATAGTATTGGAATTGAAATAAATCAAAAACCTATTGAGCATCAACCTATTTTAAAAGATAGGATGTTATTTCCTTATGATATATTCCCTGATGCAATTCAAGATTACATCAAAAGCCATAAGATACAAAATGAATACATAGCAGGCTTTATGCTCTCAGCCATTAGCACTGCCATCGGCAATACTTGTTACTTAGAAGCATTGCAAGGCTATAAACTACGTACAAACTTGTACATGGCTATTGTGGCTCATGCTGGTGGCGGTAAAAGTCCTGCCATGAATATTGCTTACAACTATCTTAAAAACCTTGATGATGAAAATTACAAGGTTTATAGAAGGAAACTTGCTGCATACAATGAAGATATTTTAAGAGTTGACAAGAAGGATAAAAACAAGGAAATTCCAATAAAGCCAATACTCAGTCAAATGATTATTGATGATGCGACAATGGAAACTGTTGTAAACGTTTTGCAATACAATACTAAAGGTTGCTGCTTGGTTGCTGATGAACTTGCAGGATTCATAAAACGAATGAGTCAATATAAAGATGGTGATGATCCTCAAAAATGGCTGCAAATGTGGTCCAGCGAAACAGTATTCCAACAACGTATATCAGCGGATGATAGAAAAGTAATTGATTACACAATGGGAATAGTTGGCGGTATTCAACCAGGCATCATGGATATTCTATCTAAGAACGATAACCAGTACAACGGATTTTATCATAGGTTTTTATTTGTATTCCCTGAATCAGAACCGAAGCCATCATTTGATATCATTAGTTGTCCTGAATACATAAAGGAACAAGTACATACCATTTTTAATAAATTATTGATATTTAGGGATAACGATATTAAATATAAGTACACATTAAGTAATGATGCTTTACTACTTTATAAGTCTTGGCATGATTATAAGAACTTGTATTACAATAAATCACAAGATGAAAACGCAAAGGGGATCATTGCCAAATATCAAGCCTATTGTTTAAGGTTTGCACTCATTTTACAATGTTGCGATGATTTGAATACTAGATCAAACATTGTGCAACAGTCAGCAGTTGAGCGCGCAATCAGGCTAACGGAATACTTTTTAGGTAACATGCTTAAGTCATTAAAAATACTTAGTCCTGAAACTCCGCTGGATAAATTAAAGAAGCCTTATGTTACTATTTATAAAGAATTAACGGAAGCATTTAGCACAAAGACTGCCATTGGAATTGGTGCAAAGTACAAAGTTGAAGCAGCAACAATAAAAATGTGGATTAAAAACAATCCTGATTTGTTTGCAAAATTGGCTCATGGTTCCTATGAAAAGCTACTTTAGAAAGTAAAATCAAAAGTAAAAAAGTAAAATAAAAAATTTACTTTGAAAATTTGATATTATAAAAAATTGTAATATGTTAGATAAAAAAGTAAAAAAGTAAAGCCAAAGTAAAATTATTTTTTTACTATTTTACTTTTATTTTACTTTTAAAATGATAGATAACTTATTGATTTTCAAAGTGTTAACATAGTAAAAATGACCAAAGTAAAAAAGTAAAGTGTTTTTCTAGTGAAAGTAAAAAAGTAAACAAAAACATAAGGAATATAAAAAACAATATATATATATAGAATACAGTACTATTTATGTATATTTCTATGTAAGCCGATTTTACTTTTACTTTTTTACTTTGTCTTAATTACGACTAACTTTGTATTATGACTGCAAGGCAAATAATTGAGCAACTTTACCGAAGTGATGAACTGAGGGAATGCTTGTCGAAAATAAAGCCTCAGGATTTGCAAGAGGATTTACTTCAACATTGCTTTTTAGAACTATTGAACAAGGATGAAGCAATAATTGTTAATTTGCATTTAGAAGGTAGATTTATCGCGTATGTTGCGAAGATGATGTATAACATGGTTAATTGGAAGAACAGTGAATTTAACCGCATTAAAATGCGTGAGGTGTTAACTAATGACTTTAACCATCCTAGCGAAACAATAGAAGAAGAAAATATGTTACCTTTGCATAGGTTACATTGGGTTAGTGAGAAGGTATTAACACTTTATGCAGAACATGGAAGTTATAGAGCAGTTGGCGAAGTAACTGGTATTCCTTATCCGACAGTATTTAGAATGGTTAAACAAGCTAAGATTAAAATTAAAAAACTGATATGAAAAAATTTGATTACTTATTTGAACGAGTACGTCTTGGTATTGACGTACATCCTTCTGAAATTGAGATGGAAGAACTAGTAAGCATTGCTCAGAAGATTTCACCTAATGGTGATTTCGTTTGGAAGGGATGCCAGTCATGCGTTAATTACATTGTTAAGTTTGTTGATGAAAATAAAAAT